AGTGGAATGCCGACGATAGCCACGGCGAAGGCTTCATCGCGCATGAGCTTGCGGAACACATCCCACTCGCGGTGACCGGCGAGAAAGACGCGGTGAACGCTGACGGCTCCATCAAGCCGCAGGGCGTGGACTACTCCAAGATCGTCGTTCACCTCGTCGCCGCTGTGCAGGAACTCACCACGAAACTGGAAGCCGCCGAGGCCCGCATCGCAACGCTGGAGGCCCGCTGATGTCGACCGTAGCTACGACCAACCTCAAGAACGCCGCCTCCGCGAGCAACAACATCGTCCTCGACGCCTCGGGCAACGCAGCCTTTGCAGGCAACGTGACGGCCAGCGGCAACGTGACCTCGACCGGCATGGTGGTGCCGAGCAGCAGCTTCCTGCGGAACCGCATCATCAATGGGGCGATGTCCGTATCTCAACGGAACGGAACGTCTTCGGTGAACGTCAGTTCTGACAGCTACTCGCTCGACCGTTGGCTCAATCGTGTCTCGGGTGGTGGCGTTATTGCCAACCAGCAGTCAACAGCAGTTATTCCGACCGGGTTTGCCTACTCGGCAGCCCTGACTGTGCAGACCGCTGATGCCTCAATTGCTGCTGGCGATGTGTATGATTTTGAGCAGCGCATTGAAGGCTTCAACACCTCCGACTTGGGTTGGGGCACAGCATCGGCTCAGACTGTCACGCTGTCCTTCTGGGTACGCTCGTCTATTACCGGCACTTACGGTGTTGGTATTCAGGCTGCCTCGTACACCCGATCCTACGTCACGACATACACCGTAAATGTCTCAAACACCTGGGAGTTTAAGACGCTCACCGTTCCGGGCGACACCAGTGGCACGCAGAATGTGAGCAATGGCCTTGGCGTTGGCGTCTGCTTTGATCTGGGCTCCGGTTCAAATTGCAACGCAACAGCCGGTGTCTGGGGTCCAGGTGGCGGTCTATGGAGGACTTCGGGCTGCGTCAACTGGATCGCCAACGCTGGCGCGACCTTCTACCTGACCGGCGTCCAGCTTGAGGTCGGCACCGTCGCAACGCCGTTTGAACGCAGGCAGTACGGGCAGGAACTGTCGCTGTGTCAGAGGTATTATGCCCAGCAGAGTGCTTCGTTATTAAATAGAGCCTACAATTATGGAGCCTCAACATTTGATGTGTGGCATTTTGTATCTCTGCCTGTAACAATGCGAGCTATACCTACAGTATCGGCTGTTATTGATATTAATGATGGTTCTAACACCACTCCCAACTTTATTCAAGCTACGACCACCTCATTTTGTCTAGCAAGTTACGGGCGCTCTGCAGGTCAGTTTGTAGATTTAAACTCTTGGATTGCAAGTATAGAGTTGTAAGAAGATGTATGAAGATTGTCAATACCTAAAGAACCCCAAAGACATCGTTGTAGGCGTCCGCTGTGACATCAACGGCGTGACCAGCTTCGTGCCGCTCGATCCGGCGAACGCCGACTACGCCAACATCATGCGCCTTGTCGATGAGGGCAAGCTGGTGATCGAGCCGGCGACCTAAAGGGAATCCAGATGGCCGACCCGAAAAAGATTTCCGAACTTACGACCGCTGGCCCCCTTACCGGCGTCGAGCTTCTGCCTATTGTGCAGAACAGCGGCACCCTGCAAACCAATCTGGCTACGGTCGCCATCTTCGCCACCAGTGCCGTCACCAATGACGTGGCCGCTGTTTCGCTGCGCCTCGACAATGTATCAGCCGCTGTCTCCGCAAATGCTGCCCAGATCGCTATCGTTTCGGCCCTCACTTCTGTCAATGCGGCTGCCATCACGTCCGTCAATGCGGTTGTCTCGGCGCTTGAAGTGCGCGTTAGTGCGGTGTCGGCGGCTGCCGTTTCGTTGGGCACGGCCCTCACCTCTACCAACAACGTCGTTTCTGTTCTAGCTGATCGTGTTGCTGCTGTTTCAGCATCCGTCTCTGCCCTTCAAATTCAAATTAATGCAGTTTCGGCGGCCCTCACTTCCACCAACAACGTTGTCTCCGCACTCGAAATCCGTGTCAGCGCGGCCTCCGCAACGGGCGCTGCTAATGCTGCCGCCATCACATCCATCAACAATGTCGTCTCCGCTCTAGAAATCCGCGTTAGCGCGGTTTCGGCTGCCGTCACGTCTGTCAACAATGTGGTGTCGGTCCTTGATGTACGGCTGACTGCCGTCTCGGCTTCCGTCTCCGTCCTCAACGTGCAGATGCTGGCAGTCCAAGCCTCCATCTCCGCTATCAATTCGGCCCTCGCAGCCATTGACGCCTCGGCTCTGGCTGCCCTCGAACCGCGCGTCTCGGCCCTCGAAATCCGTGTGGCTGCTGTTTCGGCTTCTGTTAGCGTTCTCCAAATTCAAGTTAACAACGTCTCAGCAGCCCTGACTTCCACGAATAACGTTGTCTCTGCGCTTGAAATCCGAGTTAGCGCCGCTTCCGCTACGGGTGCAGCAAATTCCGCCGCCATCACGTCTATCAACAATGTCGTCTCGGCTTTGGAAATCCGCGTCAGTGCTGCGTCTGCGACAGGCGTTGCCAACAGCGCGGCCATCACTTCCATCAACAATGTTGTTTCCGCTCTAGAAATTCGCGTCAGTGCCGCCTCGGCTACCGGTGTTACCAACTCTGCTGCCATCACCTCTATTAATAATGTTGTCTCGGCACTGGAAATTCGGGTCAGCACCGTCTCCGCTGCCGTCTCCGTCAATACTGTAGCCATCAACGCAGTTTCAGCAGCAACCTCTCTCCGCGTCCTCCGCGCAGGCGACCGCATGACGGGGCAGCTTGCTGTCGCTGTCTCGGCTGACCAGATCGGCGTCAGTGTTGTCGGCGGCCTCGTCGTCACCAGCGTCGTCAACTTCACAGGCGACAGCGCCCTTCTTCTCCATTCAGGCACCACCGCTACCCGGCCCACCTCCGTAACACCCGGTCTCATCCGCTTCAACAGCGGCTCCAATACCTTCGAGGGCTACACTTCGGCGACGTGGGGTGCAATCGGTGGTGGCGGCGGTGCAACAGGTGGCGGCACCAACCAAGCCTTCTACCTGAACGACACGGTCGTCTCGGTGTCCTATTCCATTCCGTCCGGTAAGAACGCGGGCACATTCGGCCCCATCACGATTGCTAGCGGTGTGACCGTCGAGGTGCCTTCGGGGTCGACGTGGACCGTCGTATAGTGAGGGGGTGAGAATCCTCTTGCACACGACGCTCACCTCATGTAGGATGTGCTTCTGATCAAGGAGCCCTGCATGTCAGATAAGATCAATCGCGTCCAGCTTATCAACGATGCGAAGCTTCAGCTTTCGCCGTGGACCACCGAAGATGGCCGCCTCTTCCTCGACTACACCGAAGCTGGTGTGCGGCGCACGTTGACCATCACGCCCGGTGGCCACTGCGACTTCCGTGGTTGGTTCACTTCCTTCTGCGTCGATCAGGTCAACATCGTGCCCGGCGGTGACCTTCTCAATTCCGCACAGACCTACTTCGCCCACTGGGTCCGCGCACAGGGCCGCAAGGTCAAGGACTTCATCCGCATTGGCGGCAAGGTCGGCGAACTCTACATCGACATCGGCAACGACGCCAACGACGCGTGGTGCATTTCGACTTCCGGCATCACCAAGTTGCCTGGCGGCCCGACCCACATCCGCATGCTGCGCGGCGCTGGCATGCTGCCCCTCGTCGACCCCGACCTCTCCGCGCCCGCTTCCGAGTTCCCCGAACTCCTCAAGGACTTCATCGCGGCCGACGAAGACAGCCTCATGCTCCTGACCGCATGGCTGCTCGGCTGCCTCCGGCCGGAAGGTCCCTACCCCGTCCTCACTATCTCTGGCGAACAGGGCTCTGGCAAGTCCACCGTCCTTCGCCTGCTGCGGCGCATCATTGACCCGCACGCCCTTGACATGCGGACGCCGCCCGAAGACCAGCGCGACTTGCAGGCCATGGTGCGCAACTCGTTCGTCCTCGCCTTCGACAACGTCTCCTTCATTTCCAACAAGATGTCCGACGCGCTCTGCGTCATCAGCACTGGCACCGGGGCGCAGGGTGGTCGTGCCCTTTACACCAACGCCGAGGAGTCCGCAGTCCGCGTCTGCCGGCCCGTCGCCATGAACGGCATTCCCGATGTCGTGGAACGCGGCGACCTTGTTGACCGCTCCATCCACGTTCACCTGCCCCGCATCGACCCCCGCAAGCGGCGCGACGACTACGAGTTTTGGGAAGCCTTCAATGCCTGCCATGCCCGCCTGCTGGGCTCCCTTATGAATGCAGCGTTGATTGCTACGCAGAATTATGGTAATGTACACTTGGCTGAAAAGCCGCGCATGTCTGCATTTGCGGTCTGGGCGGTGGCAGCCGAGAAGGCTTTTGGCTGGCAGGAAGGGCGCCTTATGGAAGTCTATAAGCGCAACCGTTCTGCGGCAGAGAGCCAGATGCTGGAGTTCCATGGGATGGCCTCGGCTATCCTGCGGATGATGGACAAGCAGAAGGAGTTTTCGGGGACGTATTCGGACCTGATCGGCCAGCTTGAGATGAACATCGGCCCCCGCGAGAAGCTGCCGCAGACTTCGCACAGCTTCGCCGCTGAACTGAAGCGTATCCGTCCTGCCCTCGAACGGCAGGGTATCCGCTTCTTCAGTGCGGGCCGGGCGACCAGCCTTTCGCAGAAGGGTCGTTCGCGCATCTCGATTGTCCGCGAAGACGACGAAACCGGAGTAGCATGAGCGACGAACCTTTCGATCTTGCCGACGAAGTAGTGGAGGCGGCCTCTCCTGAAGAGGGGGAGGCGCCTTCGCCCAAACGTAAGCGCAAGAACCCGCCGTCGCAGAAGGAGCGCCAAAAAGCCTATCGGCGCGATCTGCGGCGCATGAACATCCACAAGCCTGCCCGCGCCGTCACCAAAGAGAACGTCGACGCGATCCGCAACCTGCGCGACCACCTGCGCGAAACGTGGCAGGCCAAGTGGGACAAGATCACAGCCATCAAGAAGCTGACGCCCAAGCAGGTCGAGTTCGCCCGCCAGTTCGCCCTGAACGGCCGTTCCAACAAGTGTGGTGCCATGCGGCAGGCGGGCTACAACAGCAACAACCCCGTCGTCCTGCTGGAGATGGCCAACCGCATGCTGGTCATCCCGGAGTTCCACGACCTTATCAGTGCATTCGAGATTGAGGAGAAGGCTCGCATGAAAATCAATATCGAGGATGTCGTCAAGTGGTTTAACGACATTGCCACCCAAGCTATGGCCTCCGGCGACTTTACCAACGCCAACCGCGCCATGGAAAACCTCGCCAAGTACCTTGGCATGTTCGTTGAGAAGAAGGAAATCGTTCACCGGACCATCCACTCCAAGGAGGAACTGGATACCCGGATCAGCGAACTGACTGCTATCCTGCGTGAAGCCGAGCCGGAAATTGAACGCAAACTCCGAATCAACTAAAACTTACTGGTCAGCCATCCCTTGTAAAAATGGTCATACAGGGGAACGCTACAAAGGCAGCAGCGGCTGTGTTGTCTGCGCACGCTTGCGCGCAAAAACGTGGGCACAGAACAACCGCGAAGCTGTCGCGCGAAATTCCAAAGCGTATGCGGACAAAAATCGTCAAGAGGTTAACTCCCGTATCAAAGAGTGGAAGAAGCGTAATCAAGCAAAAGTTCGTTCGCAGACAGCTTCAAGACGCGCGCGCTGTAAAGCTGCTCAACCGTCATGGGTTAAATCTGAGGAGCTTCTTGCTATTTATCAGCAAGCACAGCGTGTTTCAGATATGATAGGTATTGTTTATCATGTGGATCATATCATACCGCTTCAGCATCCCCATGTCTGCGGTTTGCACGTTCCTTGGAATTTGCAAATAATTCCTGATTGGCAAAATCTGCAAAAGCAAAATAAGTATTAAAATGACAGTTCTTCCAAGCGACGACAATAAACTTATTGAGGCCAAAGCAGAGTTAGCTGATTTGCTGCACAAGAAAGCTGTTCTTGAAGCGCAAGATCATTTTTATGTTTTCGTAAAACTTTTGGCCCATTTGATGTTGGACGGCAATACATACCGCGACGGCCGCCATATTGAATCAATTGCTGCTACACTAGAAGATGTAGACGATGGGTCCGTCGAGCGCCTGATGCTCATGCTGCCGCCGGGCTCCATGAAGTCCGTCCTCCTTATGCTGTTCGTCGCATGGTGCATGGGTCGCCACCCCACATGGCGCTTCATGTGGATTTCGCACACCACCGACAAGGCGGTCGAATGTTCTGGCCGTATCCGCGACCTCGTCCGCTCCTCCGAATACCAAGAGATCTTCGACGGCGTTCGCATCCGTGACGACATG